GTGCAGGTTGCACCTCAAGTAACCTATGATGTGCCTGAGGGCTTAACCCTCGGAAAGCCCTTTAAGACCTTGGCGCTCGGTCAAGTCTCCTCACGCATGAGCGGGGAGAAGATCGGCGCTGAGATTGACCGCGCCCTCCTTGAGGAGATGGTGCGCGTCTACAAAGAGAGGCGTGACGCTGATCCTGTCATCATCGATTGGCAGCATGCGACCTCACCCTTTCAAGGTGGCACACCTGCACCTCCTGAGAGCGGTAGCGCTCTCGGTATGATCGTTGACCTTGAGCTTCGTGATGATGGCCTCTATGCAGTGCCAGCCTATAACGAGCGCGGGCTTAAGGTGGTGCAAGATGCAGGCGGTGTCCTGTGGTCATCTCCGGAGTATCTCCAAGGCGAGATCTTTACACGCGATGGCGGGGTCAAGGTGGGCGATGCCCAGCTCCTCGCTGTCACCCTCACCCCACGCCCTGCTCAGTCAAATCACAAGATTGATAGGGTCACCCTTAGCGAAAAGGAGCAACAGATGGACGAGCAAATGTCTGTCGAGGAGCTCAAGGCCGCGCTGATGGCAAAAGACGCCATGATTGCTGAGCTTGAGCAGAAGATGAAAGACATGATGGAGGAGTCTGATGCCTCCCTCGCTGGCGAGATGCCCGAGGAGATGGCTGAGGACAAGCCCGAGGAGGAGGAGCCCAAGAAGATGGAGGAGGAGCCCAAGAAGCTCTCAGAGGAGCCTGTGGTGCAAGCCATGAGTGAGGCAACTCTCCTCAGCGAGATCAACGCCCTCCGCGCCAAGAACACTCAGCTCTCAGAGCGCCTTGAGGTGATCGAGGCAGAGAAGCGTAGCGTAGAGCGCCGTGAGGCTGTGAGCGCCCTGCTTCGTGAGGGCAAGGTCGCACCCGCTGAGCAGGAGGCTGTTGAGACAGCTTGGGATCAGCGCAACGCTTCTCCTGTCTTTTGGAAGATGTTCAGCGAGCGCCCTGCTGGTTTCGCTGTTCCTCTCGCTGAGGTGGGTCATGGCGCGAGCGGCGAGGAGCTCAACCGCGCAACCCTCGCTGAGAAGGTCAAGGCCCTCGCAAGCGAGAAATCAATCTCTTTTGAGTCTGCTCTCAACCTGTTCCGTGAGCAGAACCCTGATCAATACAACTCAGTGTTTGGAGCTTAATCATGAACACTCAGAACATCGTCAAGTCCTTTGTCGCAGCGAGCACCATCACTGAGTTCGCTGTCGTCACCCTCGACACCGCTGGCAAAGTGGCTGTTGCTACTGACGCCACCTCTGACCTCATCGTGGGCATCGCTCAGCGCGGCGCCTCTGCGGGTGATGTGGTTGATGTCTTGGTGCACGGTGAGAGCCGCGCCATCGCAGGCGCAACCCTCGCCCTCACTGATACGCCTCGCCTCGCTGTGACCACCGCAGGCGCAGTCAAGCCCGGTGACACCAGCGGTGACTATCCTGTCGCGCGCTTCCTCCCCAACGTCAATCAGCTCGGTGCTTCAAGCGGTGAGCAGGTGTTGGTTTTCTTCCACGGCCCCATCGTGCCTAACGCCTAAGAGGTGATCCATCATGGCTAGTTCATACAGCAACCTGCATCCTGTTGACGAGATTTTAAGCTCACTGGTCATTGAGGCCGTTCCTAGTGATAATCAGCTTATCGCTGACGCCCTCTTTGAGACTGTGAAGATCCCTGAGCGCTCAGGCACCCTCCTCCTTGAGGAGACCCGCAACTTCATGGGCGCGGGCGCAGGCCTCGACCTTGAGCGCGCTCCCGGTGCCGCTCGTGCGAGCATCGGTGGCTTTGATCGCTCAAGCACCACCTTCAAGGCTAAGATCTACAGCGCAGCTGACTCCATCGCGATGGAGGACATCATCGACTCTCAGTACCCCGGTTCTGAGGAGGCGCGCATCGCCAAGAAGGTCGCTCGCGTGATGAAGCTCGCCAAGGAGAAGCGCGCCGCTAACCTCCTTTTCAACGGCTCTAACTTCAACACCGCAAGCTCAACCGTTCAGTTTGGTGGCAAGTTCAACGCCTCAGGCGCTGAGCCTCTCACCTACCTCCATGAGCTTAAGGATGTCCTTTTTGCTAACGCTCACGGCATCAACCCTGACTCACTCGTCTTGGGTCGTGAGGTGTTCCGCGCTCTCGCTCGCAACCCTGAGGTGCGTGGCTACGTTGGCGACAGCTCAGCAGGCATCGCTTCAGGCTCTCGCATCCTCAGCGATGAGGCAGTCAAGGCTGTGCTGCGTGACATCCTCGGCATCCCCAACATCATGGTGGGTGAGGCTCGTCAAGATGTGGCTATCCCCGGCGCGTCTAGCTCCGAGGGCTACATCTGGACTGCTGACACGATCTTCATGGGTCTCCTCAAGGGCTCTGACGCCATCGTGCAGAAGTCTGGTGGCGTGAAGGCCATGCCTGTTGCCGCGCTTAACTTTGAGTTTGGTGGCATGGTCGCAGGTCAGTACGACAGCCTCGACCGCACCCGCCGTCACGTCTACGCTGAGGAGAGCCACATCTTCCAGGCGATTGACGCTGACCTCGGCTTCGTGCTCACCGACTGCCTCTAAGATGCTCTGCTCCTGTGGTCGACCTCATACAACCCTGTTGGCTGAGCGCATCGATGCTGATCAAAAGGCTATTGATGACCTCAGCAAGCAGGCGAGTGGGCCGACCGCAGGACTGACTAGAGCAAAGGTCAAGGAGCTCAAGGCCGAGGTGAAAGCTGAGGCCGAGATGCTCAAGGCTCTCAAGCGAGGGCGCGCGGAGATGCTTAAGACTCTCCAAGCCGCGCTCGATCTTGCAGACGCTCAGACCCTCCTTGCCCTCCCTCGTGATCGCCTCTTGGACTTCGTGCTGCGAGGTGGGTTGGGGCTTGCTGTTGATGACTTCATCGCTCAGCAGGAAAGGATCGCAGAGGCTGCCCTCGCCTCCATCTCTCAGGTGGTGGAAGGGTTAACGACCGACTCAGTGCAAGAGCAGATTGACGCGCTGGCTGTAGCTTCAGCCGATGCAGTCTTTCAAGATGTGATCTTGCCTGACACCCTCAAGAGTGTGAGGGAGGCGCTTGAGGCGATGGTGGTTGGTGTTCCAACTAATCAAGCCATGACAGCGCTGAGTCAACGACTTGAAAAGAGCGAGGGCCGACAGCTCACCGAGGTGAGAACCAAGCTCTCTCAATATGGTCGCAACATCACCGCTGTTGTCGCTGAGGCTGCCGACCTTGATCTCTATCTGTACACAGGCCCACGCGATGGGATCACACGCGACTTTTGCCGCGCGCTGATCAACTTGGTGGTCGATGAGAAGCAGATGAGGTCGCTATCTAATGGGCAGGGCTTACCTGTCAAAACAAGCGGGGGCGGGTATAACTGCCGACACTCTTGGAGCCCGATCACTGAGGGCTTTATGGTGGCCGCGAAACTGAAGAAGGCAACAGCCTCAGATATAGCCAAAGCCAACGCAGGAGCGCGCTGATGATTAAAGCAGTCACAGGTCTGTCCTATCATTTTGAGTGGGTGGCCCCAGGCCCTCTCACCTCAGCGCCCACCTTCAAGGCTTATAAGAACGGCAGCGCATCAACTGTCACCATGACTGCCACACGCGATGTGGTCAGCGTGTCGGCTGTTGCCAATGATAGGCGCACCCTTACGATCAACTCTCAAGCCTCAGGTTTACAGGCTGATCAGACTAAGGCTTATCTCGTCACAGATGGAGACACTATCTATCCTGTGAGCGTAGTGAGGATGGCGGGGACTGAGGCGATTTTAGCTGAGCCTTTACCTCGTGAGGTGAGCACCTCGGTGAGCGCCTCTCTTGTGTTTGGGTTGTGGTACTGCACCATCCCGAGCGCGATCACCTCAGAGAGTGGGTATTATCCTTGGCAGGTCGAGCACGTTGTCGACCTCGGTCAAGGCTTTGAGCGCCGTGTAGAGAAGGGGCTCGTTAAGGTCACGCCTCGACCATTTGATACCTCGCTTGATCACGATGGGCTCGTTGACACCTTCCCTCAGCTGGCTGACATGGTGCCACGCAGACAGACGAGCTTTTCACCTCAGATCAAGGCGGCGCTCGATGAGGTGGCTCATGTGGTGCGCGATCATCTGCGTGATGAGTCACTGACTGAGGATGAGGTGTTTAACCCTTCAGTGTTCCTCAACGCTCACGCCTACTGCACCGCCGCGCGCGTCTATGAGATGGCAGGTCAGCTTGATGTAGCGGCCGCTATGCGTGAGCGCTGCATGGAGCTCATGGACTTGGCGCTCCGCTCGGTGGCGATTGATCGTGATGGTGACAACGTGGTTGATGAGGGGGAGCTTGACCAAGCCAAGAGCGGTGGATCAGCGCGTGACTTCCGCGCATCATGGCGGTCTTATCAGCGCTCCTCTTATGATCAGACCTTCTCGCCCAGCAGGGGCATGAGGCATTAAGCATGGGCGCCAAGGTTCAGCTCAATCTGCCCAACTCGCTTTGGACAGCCAAAGACACAGCGCGCCTCGCCTCAAACACATTGGCGATGATCAAGCTGAGAACGTCTGAGGGCCTTGATGCTGATCGCAAGCCTTTTAAGGACTACTCGACCAAGCCCATCTATGTGGCTTTCAGAGGGGCTCGCCTCAAGCCCAAGGGGGGCAGACCCTCACGCACAGGGCGCTCGATCTTCTACGCTGGCGGTTATCAGCAGTATAAGCAGGAGTCACGCAGGAGAGGCGCAGGCTCAAGCGCGCTCGTTGATCTCGTGGCAAGCGGGGCGCTGATGAATAACCTTGTGGTGCTCCATGCCTCAGCTGAAAAGTTCATCTTGGGTCTCACGCCTAACGTCAGACACTATGGCTACCACGTCAACGCTGATCGAGAGTATCTCGGGCTATCTGCTCAAGACATCAATGTGATAGTCTCAGCGGTGGAATATGAGCTCACCAAGAAGCTCAAGAAGGGTGGCAAGTGATGAGCCAAGGCATCCATGAGGCGCTCTCTTATTTGGAGCGTCAGATTGAAGCGAC